ACATATCTGAATCGATTCCATTAAGCGTCGGTCAACCAACACTGCCGTCGGATGTGTACTACAACACTACCGTCACCTACGACATTGCGATCGGTGGTCTGCCGTTCTTCTACTCCATCTCGGATCAGGATAAGTATCAACGTCAGACTGCTGATTACCAGAAGGAACAGTTTGATAACTCAGCTGAGCCCGGTGAGCAGACCTTGTCTGGTTGGTGGATTCGCAGTCAGTCATCTTTCCACAATGGAGCTGGTATCCGTTTCTTCGATCCCTCCTCTGGCGAGACGATCAACTACAGGTTTAAAGAATCAGAGGGTGTCAACGTATTCACCAAGGGTGAAGTGAGCCTTCTGAAAGAAGTTTTTAACTCATCTAGCATCACCACCTCTTCGGCCACTCCGCACTTCATCGTCGGGGCTAACGATGGAACGAACGATTGCGTGTTGTTCTCTGATGGTGTGAATCTAAAGAAGATGACGGTTAGTGGTGATACTCCGACTATAACCACATACTCGAACTCTTCGTCTGCAACCATCACGGCCTTGACTACAGATGGAAGTAATTACCTCTATGCGGACAATAATCACATACGAAGAGGCTCTATCTCTGGTAGTGCCGTAGATGGCAATATCCTTAACTTACACAACCTGAGCGTAAAGGGCCCAGGAACCATAGCATTCGTCAAACAACGTCTAGTTGTGGCGTGGGGTAACACTATACATGAGGCCAACTCGGCTCAATCGGTAGGCAATAACAATCTACCAACCGCAATATATACCCATCCAAACACAAATTGGCGTTGGACGGCGATTTCTGAAACCAACAATTCAATTCTTTGTTCTGGTTTTGCTGGTACTAAATCAGCCATAATCAAGTTCACGCTACAGACTGCCAGCAACATCGGCAGTATGCCGACACTCTCAGCAGGGGTCGTCACGGCAGAGATGCCAGATGGTGAGAAGATAACCGGTCTGTTCTATTATCTTGGAAGATTGATAATCGGAACCACCAAGGGTGTACGCATTGCATCCGTAAGTGAGACCACCGGTGATCTGTCCTATGGGCCGTTGATATTTAAGATCAGCACTACACAGGCAGGCATCAGACAATTCGTCGCACGAGACAGGTTCGTCTGGTGTTCATCCGGTATGTCGACTTTAGAGTCAGACGACCAACCAACCAACAGCGAGGTTGGTCTAGTCAGGTTGGATCTCTCCGAATCCATAGATCAGGGCGGACTGTTTGAGGAAGGTCTCAGATTTCCGTATGCAAACGATCTTCAGACCGAGAACCTAAGTGGAATCACCTACGGGGTGTCTCACCTTGGGTCAACCGATAGGCTTGTTTATATAACAGCATCGAACGTGTATATGCAAAGAGAAACCATCTTGAGAGAGAGCGGTTTTGTAACGACTGGTGCCATCCGATACGGAACGTTAGAACCAAAGAACTATAAACGTATTCGAGCCAGGGGTCTGTTTACTAGCGGATCGATGGACATTAACACTCTCGATTCAGAAGGCAACGAGTATGCCGTGTTTACTTACAACGAGGATCTTGGGTCACCGGAAGTCAGCACACCCAACCCAACCGGTGCACAAGAGCTTCTGAGTTACAAGTTCATACTTAACAGAGATACGATCAACACCAAATCAGGGCCGACCTTCAAGGGTTATCAAGCCAAAGCTCTACCTGCCACGCCTCGCCAAAGACTGGTCGTGCTTCCGCTCTTCTGCTACGACGTAGAGAACGACAGATTCAACAATCAGGTGGGCTACGAGGGTAGGGCGATCGACAGGATTGCTGAGCTTGAAACCCTCGAGGCGGCTGGGGATGAGGTGTTCTTTCAGGACTTCACGACCGAACAGTCGGGCACGTGCGTGATCCAGAGGATCACCTTTGAGCGCACCACCTCGCCAGACCGCAGATTTAGTGGTTTTGGCGGTACGATGGTCGTAATTATTAGGCTTCTGTAGCCCCATATAGGCCGATTTTAGCCCCGTAGAGAGGCTAATTGTAGGGGGGTAGGGTAATTACCTTACCTCGCTGTGATTAGCCCCTCTATGGGGATTTTTTTTATGCTTTTTTGACCTCGTGTAGCTTGTAGTCGGGGTCGAAGTATGGTCTCCAGCCACCTAGCTTCCGTATCAAGGCGGCTATTGCCCTCTCCACACGCTTGCGAGCAGCGTCCTCGGAGATACCCAACAGTTGGGCAAAGCCCAGATGTCGGTTATCCCCGTCGCTGTAGCGCAACCTTAGCACATTCTGATACTTCTCGGGTAGGGAATCGTAGGCCTTGGATATGTCAGCCCTGATCGTTACCCAATTGTTACCTTCACTGAGATCGCCCTTTCCATACGACGTGTTGAGATCCCCGACCGCTTCGGGCATCTCATAGCTTTCATTGATGATGTTGGGGAGGAACATCTCTACGATAATCGAGTCGTAGAAGTAGTTATCGGATTGTCGATAACCAGCCTTGATGGCCTTTTCTTTTAAACAGTACTTGAGCGCAGCGTTACGCAGCGATCGTGCTACCAGCTTGTCGTAGTCTTTTTGTTCCAACATAGACCACTCGAGAACCTTGTTTGGATGGGTTGCAAACCACAGCCAAAGCTCTTGGGTTATGTCCTCATTCTCCACCATTGCAAATTTTCTTGCAAATTCCGCAGTGATCGTACCAACCATTTGTGCAAAGTCCTCATAGTAGTTTGCCCTATCTGTGAATGTTTGCGACATACGGCAGTAACTTCCAGTAGACGTTTCTGGTAACAACCAGGTCAGCCAAATTGTGCTTAACCACCTGATTCATTCCCTTCTTGTCTCCTATTCCAGCCAGCCCCCAGTCTTCCCAAGAGATCGGTGTCTTCTGTTCTTCCTCGGGTAGGAGAAACTTCGATACGTTATCTAGCTTTCGAGAGCCGATCCGCATGGCAGAACCAGATGAGTAGTACATTATGTCTAGGTGGAACTGTGCTTTTATGGGTTGTTGATCTGATTTGGCTAACCTTGCATTTATAAATGGAACGTCGAACAGTTTGGAATTCCATCCGACTATCATGTTATATTTGTTTAGTTCTTCTTTTATCGCTTTTACTAGCTTTGAATCGTCTATTTGATTTCTTGCCCTATATTTAGGATCATCTCCCCTGAAAACGTAGGGTGTGCCATTGAGGTCTAGGAACCCACATGTTAAGATCCTACCCATGAAGGCGTTGAGGTTCGTAGTTTCTATATCAAAGAAACAGATACGCATCCTTGCTCCGTCGTTTGGGGTGCCAGTTAGGCACTTTGGTAACAACAGTAACAACCGTAACTACAGCCGTGTAATTCGACACGCCGAGGGGTGTGTATGAGTTTTCAGGTAGATCCCAGCAAGTTAAGCATTGCTAAGTTTGACGTAACCTTAGGTGGGAAGCTCGATCTCGACCAAGCCGAGACGGTCTTGGATGATATAGCCCTTAGTTTATTAGACATTTGGGTGGCCAACGTAGAGGAAGAAGAGTTTGTCGACACCATGACGAAGGTGGCTAGGGAGTTTTTCTTCCTAGAGGACTAGCCCTTGTGTTCATCCAACAGTGCAGCCAGCTTGGTATCTAGATCTAGGGTCGAATCATCCACGATCATCTCCTGGACTAGATCCTTTAGGTCTTCCTTATTGTCGCTTTGCGCTCCGACGAATAGCCATCCAATGTAGTTTAGCCAGGTCATTGCACGGTCTGAGTGTCCCATTTCAAGCATCTCGTAGCAGTCACTAAGAGACTGTGTGAGATTGAACCCCAATTCCTCCGACAGTTGAATCAGCGCCGAACCTGCATCATGTTCCTTCATGAATGCGTATGAGTTGGTCTCATGAAAAACATCTTTCAATTTTTTGGTCAATGTAATCAGCCCCCCTCTCTGCAACCAGTGAATTCACATCATAGTCATCTGGCATTTGGACCATGTGTACATTGTTTACTTCTCTACTTATCTTTCTGCCAAACTCAGCACCAGCCTGGTCACCGTCTGCTAAAACGATAACGGTTTCGAAGTCACTTAGGATTCTACCATAGTGTGGTTTCCAGTTGTTTGCACCAGGAACACCGATTGTTGGATGCTTGGTCTTGACATTGACGGTGATAGTGTCCACCTCTCCTTCACAAACACAGATGTATTTGCTGGCACGAAACAAATCGGTCACGTTGTAAAGGGTTGTTTTCGATCCGACTAGGCCGAGGTACTTTGGGTCTTCCGATTTTATCGTTCGAAAGCGTATATCTACCACGCCTGATGGCGTGAGATACGGAATGGCTAGCCTGTCTTTGTACTGCTCATGTCCAGGAAGCGGATCGGAAACTACTCCTAACCGAAACCTTTTTACTTCCTCTGAGGTTAGGCCGCGATGGACGAGATACGCCTCTGCTATAGTTATCTGACTTTCGTAGTGCGCTGTCGCTCGTTCTAGAAATGTTTTCTGCGATTTGGACAGCTTCATTTAATGTGACCCTTTCTTTGTACATGATTATGTCATAGCTGTCACCAGATACGCCACAACCAAAGCAGTTAAATCTGTTTATATTCTGATTGATCCCAGCACTAGCGTTATTGTCTTCGTGAAAGCAGCAGCGCATGGGTTGCCAGCCATCACGTTTTGATGGAACTTTCGCACCATAGAAAGCAAGTATCTCACCTATCGGGTGCTTGTCTTGCGGTCTGGTAGGAATCCTGCCATTTGAATTAAATTGATCCATAACCATACGGGCATCGTTGCGTACCAATCTTTGGCACTACCCTTCCCCCTTCTTTTGTGTAATACAGCTCCTGTTTTAGCCTTGGCATTTTCTACCTCGACTACCAACTCTTCTACCCACTGACCTAATTCCATGCGAGCATGGTTCTTTACTTCTATGCAAACTTCCTTTACTCCTGCTATGTCTCCTTTGTCGTGCACATCACCAGCAAGACGGCGTTCTGCTTGTGTGTATCCACACTGTCTAAGATACTTGACAACATCTCTCTCAGCGCTCGACCCCTTCTGTTTGCTCTTGGTGGTCATGATACAACATCTGTAAGTTGCATAGTTGTAGGCTCAAACATGAGTTTGACAAAGGTTCGGCCAGTTGGGTCGGCAGCACCGTAACGATTTTTTACTGGTGCCACACACAGATACGAAGTGTCACCGTAATTTTCTTGACCCAGGGTTAAGATCATGGCTGGTAGTTGATTGACCATGCCCTGCACTGCCGATCGTGGTTGACAGGGGTAACCTTCGTATCTCTCTTTTGTATGGTGCAGAATTAGGACACAAGCATTAGTCTCCCGCGCAAGATATTTCAACTCCCGCATAGCCTCACGCATACCAGAAAACTCCTCGTGTCCATCCATTGCAACGTCCATGAGGTTATCAACTATGATGAGAGTTGGGCTGGTTCCCCACTGTGTTTCAAATGCCAAGACTTCATAAGAAAGATCCGCGAGTGTCGGGGTGGAATCAAAGCTCCAGAACAGATGAGTATTGTCACGACAGATCTCCATAGCACTGTCTGGGTCTTCCTTTATCAAGGTCTCCGATTGCGATTGGGTACGTCCGGTCGTCATTGAGATCAGACGCATAGCCATTGTGTGTGCGTTGGTGTCTGCGGACATGTAGAGTGTTGGTTGTTTTAGATTGACAGCGATTGCTAGGGCTAGACTTGATTTGCCTGCACCAGGTGCACCAGCAATGAGGGTGACCTCAGCACGACGTAAGATTATTTGTTCTTGTTGAAAGCACCTGAATGTGGGGGGCAACGGTTCGCCCCCCACTTCTGGCGCAACGATTGTTCGTTGTAGGGTTCTCATCTAGCGCGAACTAGCAACCTTGTCAGGTTGGAATGTGTTCCACTCTGGTGAGTTCTTGTTAAGATATACGGTCTTGCATTTGTTTGTCGCACCCTTCGGGCCACTACAGAAGTAACCTTTGTAGGTACTGCCATTCTGACCGGTTCCTTGAATAGCAACACGACCACCGTGAGGACATGTTCCATAGTCACATGATTCACCAGTTGAGGTTGTGCTGATTATGGTAGCTCCAAGTGATTGTGCTACTTGTGCCATACGTGGTGACACACTAGATTGCACTGGCTTGGGGGCAGTACGAGCAGCCTTAGCTTCCCACTGTCCTTGGTACACATCATCCAAACCCTGAATAGTTTGGTGAAGATTTTTATCTAGACAAGCTTGGATAGCGGACTCGAATTCATCCACCGAATCCCCACGTATGGTTAACATGGGTGCAGATCCAGGCTTGAAGTTCGCGCTGAACTTTGCTTCTTGACTAGTCATTACTTTCCTTTCTGGGATACCACTCACATTCTTGAGTGTATCCACACATGTTGCAACTGTTTAGATTAGGAATGAATATCCCTGATCTTCTGGCTTGATCGAACATCGTGATCAATCTAGCCACCTTATCCTCCGTATAGAAGGATAAATCTATGGGGTCAGACATCTCTCCCCTTCTTGCCATCCAATAGTAACCTTCATTCACATCTATGTCGTATGCCAACTTGGCACCTACTTTGTAAAAGCCAAGTTGCAAACTTGTGGATGGTTTATATTTTCCTGTCTTTAAGTCCACTACGGCAAGACTACCCCTTGGAGTCTCCATTATCCGGTCGATTACCATCTTTGTTTCTATCCCATTGGGACGGATGATTATCTCTAGCTCTATCCCTCTTACGTTTTCGCTCTGCCAGATCTTCCATCCAGAGTTGAGGCGGAAATTCACCCATCCCTTTAGCATTTCTAATCCGTTGGAGTACCACCATTCTTCTTCTTCTTCTGCGCCTTTGCGCCCTGCTGTACGGATTGAATAGGTTTCGTTTGAAAACTCTGGATGTTCTTCGCTTGTTTTCTTCCATGCCCCATCCCAAATCTTGATTAGTTCATCCATCTTGTAGTCCCATAATGTACTCATCAACATCTACCGTCGCTTGATGAAGTGCTAACCCACCGAAGAGCCACCACGCTGGCTGCTCTTCGGTGTCTGTCATTCTGCTTAACCAGTACATATGCCCGCACATAAGGAACGTATTGAAAGAAGAATAGCTGATGTGCTCTGGGAGATCCAAATTAGTTTTTGGAACTTTCGATTCTTGCAAAAAAATAACCTCCTTTTAGGTGGGGATAAGCTGGTAGAAAGGAGAGTAACTACCAGCCTACCCCCTGTAACGTGTCACAATAGCATAGCCTGTGCTATTTCCGCATGTGACACGCTACTCGTCAGTAAAACCCATATCTTCCAAAGTAGAAACATCATCAACCATGGCGCCTCCGATGGCACTCAATGCACTTCCGGCTATCATGGTGCCCAGACTAATAACATAATCATAGTTGGCATTAGCGGATATATAATCAACCTTTTTATCATTTTTAATTTCTTCATAGGACTTTGCTTTTGTCTGATCGACAATATCCGATCCTACCTTGATTAGTCTTTCTGCCTCAGCCCGCAAGTGGGTGCACAACTCTAGACAGTTTATGTAGACATCAGGTACTTCCGCGCCATACTCATTAATAACAATAAGGTCATCGAATAATTCAATGTTCATTGTTCACCTTTTTGTCAAAGTATTTGTAGACTTTAGTTTTTCCATTACTATCTTTTTCAATGTATGAGAAAGTAAACTCATAGAAGTTTATCATTTCATTGATAACCTCTTGAGAGTTACTTGTTGAGTAAGTATACACACCATTAGAATGGTTGTATCCACTCGCTTTCATCCACTTGTTCTTTTGTGCTTTACGCATCGCAGCTATTGCCCTATCACTGACTGGCAATAGTGCAACTGCGCTTTTTTTCTCGCTTTGCATGATGAATATATCAGACAAGTGGTTTACTCCAATCTAGTGATAGTGGCTTGGTGTGTATGTCTTTGTATTCTTCATCGTAGTCTTGCTCTTCTTTCATCATATCATCATAGATATGCCAGATGTCAGATGATGTGAGACCACACTCTTTGCAACCATTCATGTACTTGTCATCCTCTAGGTCGTCAAAGCTTCTGTAACAGACCGAGCAGGTATCATCATCATGATAGTAGTCTTCAGTGTAGTGGCCCCATCTGTTAGCCCAAGTATAACTACCTGCGTTACCCTTGTCACCATAGTATGGGTAAGCATTAACTAGTTTAGTCCTATCAGCCCAACTCTGGTAACCACCGTTAGAATACCAGATGTCTTTCTCGTATACACCGGATTCTTCGTTGATTATGTACCACTGTTCTTTTAGTTTGTCTGATATGCTGAAGAACACCAGCTTGTTGCCACTGCAGTATTCGCTGATGATGTCAAGTCCGATTGGATCATCGAGTGCTTCGATGCCAATCCTAGCCATGTAATCCTCAGCGAATATCTTCGTGTCTGATCTCTGCTTGTCTGTATCCATCAGCACGGGTAAGATACCGTTGTGTGCCATGACCACTTGTCTGTCACCTGCCACGAAGAACGGATGACAGTTGTCAATGTTCGTCGTGCCGTGTGTGGTCAACCGTGCGTGGAACATGACTGCACAGTCTCTGTAATCATTACGCAAGTCATAGAACTCTTCGATTATTTCGTCAGCGTTCATGCTTTTGCGTATGATGATTTCGTCCCCTGCATTGATAGCGAACCCGAAACCATCCGGGTTTGCTGAACAAGCATTCTTTAAGTGTTTCTTCTTCGGCCACTTGTTTGGCGGAATAAAACAAAGTAAGCACATTAGTGCACTACCTCTCTCTCCTTTTGTAGTTGGTTTTTTATCTTTAGGTAACCAGCTAGATTACCGTACGTTGCTGCATTTTTAGCAACGAACTCTCTGAATGGGCGCCAATCCCATGCGCCACCCTCCCATATCTGTCTAATGGATATGTCTTTAGTGTATTCTGCAACAGCTGTCACATACTCAATGGTTGCAAGTATTCTTTTATACTTAAGACTACCCCTGAAGATACGCACTTCGATGGTTTCTTTGGGTGTGAGATTGACTGCCACGTAACGGTCATAATCGCGGGAAGCATCACCTTTGATTGCCTTCATGATCTTCAGTGACTCTGGGCGTTCTTGAGATGGATACTTAGCCCAGTGTGTGTCTCTACCGGCAACCGCAAAGTTATTCTTGGAGTTGTTGTTGATGAACTGGGCGAACCTGTACTGATGACTTTGATTGTAAAGACTTGTCTTGGAAACATGAATGTGTATACCACAGTTGTCCGTATCCCATGATCTAACCCCATTGAGGCGCAGGTATTCGAACATCTCTGCTGGTACAAACTTTTTGAAACCGTTGAGAGTGAATGGGTGAAAGCATATCTCGTAGCCGATGTTGCTGAGGCTACCGTCATGCTTCATGAAAAGTATTTGGTTATCAGATTGACCGCCATAGTTTTTCTCCAAATAGTCTAGTGTTCGTTCGTACGAATTTTCATTTGGTGTTTCCACTTCCAACTCCAGACCACAGAAGATATTCAATGATCTTTCGATGAATAGACCACAAGATGTGTGAGTGCCAGTCTTCATTATCCTTGAATACCACCTCTCATACACTTCTTCTTTTTCATCCAATGAGGTTGCCTTTATTACGTATTGTGAGAAGTTATACATGGTCTCTTTGCGGAATATATTTCCTGACCAGTCCCATGAAGGCATTGGCCATCGTGCTATCATCTTGTCTTTCTGTGGATCAAGTCTGAATACCCAAAAGGGTTTGTGGCTGTGATTACAGATGGCTGGATGATTGTATTCCTCTTCTTCTTCGGAAACGTAATGATCTGGTGCACAGCTAGAGCAATACGAATCGCCGGCATCTTCGTTGTATCCGAGATCATCTTGATGAAACCAATCGCCGCAATCTCCGCATCGCTGGTATTCCTCAGCACAGTTTTCACATATGGGGCCTACAGCTTGGTTTAGACTTTCTGTTGATTCAACAACCATGCCCTCATCACCACAGACATCACAACTTTCAATGTAATGAGATGAGCACACGGGCGTACCCCTGGGGCGCCAATCGACACCTATTGATGTTAGTCTTTCGCTATCATCTATTCCTGCGTATTCTGAAATGTAGTCGTACTGATTATTTAGTATGTAAGTTGCTGGTTGGTTGCAACGGATACTTACATGGGTTTGGCAACCACTTGCATTGAGCCCATACTGCTGACCAATTATTGATCTGCATATCCAGCTCCTATCTGCTGTCTGTTCTTCTGTTAGTTCTGGCATTACTCTCCTTTAATTTTTAGAGCAGATTGTCCTCTACCCATTGATCATATGCTTCGTCAGGATCTGGTTCATCCTCACCGTTGAGCCAGCGCTCATGAGCATCCTCGTCACGAGTCGCTTCCCATTCCCATCGTTGGTCTTGACTCATTATGCTGCCACCTACGATGTTCACCCGTTCTTCACCAGCTTCTCTAAGAAGTTGTTTGGAACTGGGTCTACTGATTTGTAGTACGTGTTCTCTCCCTTCTTGTATTGAAGTACGACACCCCAACCTGTTTCTTCCTCAGCTCTAATGTAGAAGTTGAGTGTGTGCCATTTCTTTGCCATCGCTACATAGACATGCGATGGATAGTCCCATGCAGTGTCGAACTTGTACAACACCCTGGTTCTAGTTGGGTCTGTCTTGGTTTGATACACGAACTCTGGGCCTACTGCGTTCCATTTGGTACCCCAGTTGCGTACGTTCCAGTTGTACCACGAGTTGTCTTCCTCCATTATCTTGGATTGCTCTGACCACCAATTCGGATCGGTGACTGGAATAACACCTCGTGCTGGCTGTTGCGCATAGGCATCCATGATGTCATCTGATGGTGCGATGACATTGAAGAAGTTCAACACTAGTCTTGACTCTTGCTCTACTGGTACGTCACTGAATGATTCCACCGTTTTGTACCTGAATGGCTCAGCGATTTCTTTTATGAACAGTGTTACATCTTCGTTCGTACCGGTTACTAGCATGTGGTTCTTTACCCAGTTAGGCATGTCCTGTTACTCCTTTCTCGAGCAGTAGTTCCTGCTCATATAGTTCTTGCTCTGCTAGATACTGCTCCTCCAATGGATACAGTAGATCATCTAGTATTGCTTGCTCTTCTTCTGGTGTAATCTGCTTGCTTATATCTACGTAGTCTGTATCGTAAGCTGCTCTTTCTATCATTAGTTCATCTGGTTCCATTGTTGCTCCTTTTTGTTTGTAGGGACTAGTCCTGCCATTATTTTTTCAAACACTAATTAATCCACCTACTATTAAAGCAGATATTAGAATAAAAAATCCTAGTCTTTCACTCATTTATTTACCCCCTTTCTGCTGGTCTGGTCTTGGGTGGCGGCCGCCCCTCACCCTGGAGGGGCGCCGCCTTAGACATTACAGATTTATTATCATCCATTTAACAATCTCTGCAATTATTATTGAACAGCCTAATCCGATACTAAGTATCGTGATTACAATATCTTCATCACTCATTGGTCTCCCCTCCTATCATCTGACGGCAGTTCTTGTGGACTGGGTAGTTACTTCCTCTACACCACTCATCATCACCCATGTAAATTTCACAAAGGGTACAGAACCTGTCATTTGTGAATACATCTAGTTCTCTTGTTTCATTAAGGTGATTAACTTTGCATTTATCGCATTCACCAATACAACAAGGACAATAACTTTCATATATATGGTCGCAACATTCCCTGTCATTTGTGAATACATTTAATTCTTTTGTTTTATTATTCATTGCAGTTACACCCTCTCTCCTTGTTGACGATTAGATAGCAGCGGTTGCATACCATCTCGTTTGGTTGTATCTCTACGAAGTGCTCTGATATACCCCACTCCTTGAGGCCATCAACTGCCCAGTTGAACTGGCCTGGTCGCAGTGGTGTCTTGCGGTCATCAAGTGACCGCTCTGTTTGCAAATCCCCAAGGTCATAGAACTCTTGGGTTTCTTTGTTTGCTAGGTATACTTTGCCATTGCTTTTTAGTATCCGATAGTTGTCTTCAGGTTCGGGTACGTCATACAGATACTCTTTGTTGCGTAATGGCATTGCGTTTCTCCTTTCTGCTTGCTTGCATCTACCAAGCATCGGTTGATGTTTGGTCTGCCACCATTTCTTTTTCGCCACGCCGCTAAACGGCGTAGGCGAAAAAAAATGGGGCAGTTTTACGACATGCCCAGGTCGGCCGGTTACTGTTAGTCGGCGTCGCCAAACTCTAGAACGACTTGTTCTGGAGCGTCGCCATCAGTGACTTGGGTGATGACGAAGTTTTGGAACCACTTGCCGTTTACCAAGCGGTCTTGGTGGTAGCCGTGAACTGAATTGACACAGCGATATGCGACTGTGTGTTCGTTGCCTTCCGGCATCGTGATTCGACGAAGGGCTACCTTCTTGCCCATCTCGGCAAACTCTGCTGCAGTCCTTGTCCAGACTACGAACGCTTTGCCGAATTGGTAACGACCTTCTTCGTTACGGATTTTCATGAAGCCCCGGTAGCCGATGCCCTCACCTGAGGACTTGGACTTGATGGCTTCGACGTTCGTCAACACGGCGTTGACGTATGTGTTCTCTTGCATTTCTTGTCTCCTTTCGGGTTACCGCGCGGCGCGGTAACTTACAGCCGCTTGGATGGCACACCGCTCGACCGATCCGTCATAAGCGGAGCGGTGTGACGTTCAGCATAGCCGCCGCCGCCTGACGGCCAAGGTCGCGACAGCGACCCTGGACGTACGGCGACGGCTGTGGTGAACGTCATGCCGCGCAGCGTTGACGGAGCGCCGAGGGGTGTGCGAGCCTAGCGGCTGTTGTTACTGTGCCGCGCTAGCCCGAAAGGTGACTTAGAAATGCACGAGAACTCAGGAGTCAACGGGCGTGGGGACGAACGGAGAAGCCATCAGCCAAGGCTGAAGGTGAGGGTAGAGGATACCGTTAACAAAGGCTTCATGAAAAGCCGATAACGAAGAGGGAGTTAACGGTTCGGCTTAGCGTTCGTGGTGGCCTTGTTCAGTCCGGCGGCGTGGCCGCTGGTAGATTGTTACGCGGCTGGCCACCGGACAGACTGGAAGCGACCGGCACGGGTAAACCCTAGCCGGTCACCATCTTATGCTAGCGTCCAGCACCCAACGGAGGAGAGTGTTTTCCGTGCCGCCGCTTACAGTATGGCATGGCCAAAAAACCTGAGGGGCTGCGTTGCGACAGCAACGCTGACCTGAGGGTTTTTAACGGTCACGTAATTATAGTCGTAAACTCACCCTAAGATTTTTTGGGATCATGACCCTTAGTTTTCAAGGGTTTTTCCTTTGTTACCAAATTGTTATAAAATAATTCGTCCAAAACGGACGTTTGGACGGATTAATAGTTATAGAAGCTGTTACAATTTTCCTGTATAGAGCTTTTCAGCCCTTAGGGCTGAAAAGCTAAGTAACTATACGGAATACTGTACAGTACCGTTACTTAGCTTTTCAGCCTCAAAGGCTGAAAAGCTAAGTAACTGTACGAAATACTGTACAGTACCGTTACATGAAAACCGCCTCAAAGGCGGTTTTCCTATACTGTACAGGAGCAAAAAATTTTTTTTAGCCATAAAGCGTTTTTTACGGTTTTGACATGAAGTTTAAATCTGGGGCAGAACATCCGAAGACTAAGGCCTTAGCGGAGGCTAAGAAGCAAGTACTGGAGCTGATAGCCTCTGGGGCTGATCCTAAGGCTGCTATGGGTGTTGTGGGCAAAAGGCCAGAGAACATAAGAAACTGGACCTTCAGTGACAAGGATTTTGCCGAAAAGCTTAAGAAGGCCAAACTCAAAGGTGAGCAGGCCTATGGCAAGAAAGCTGGCAAATCCAAGGACAAGATTGATTTTGCCGAGTTTTCTGAGACCTTTCTTGGCAATAAGGTGTTTGACCACCAGCAGGATTGGATCAACCTTTTAGAGGGCAAGGAGCCAAGCTGGCTTCATCCCTCAATGACCTACGACCTGGCTGAGAAGAGCAGGATCTTGATCAACGTGCCACCCGAGCACGGCAAGTCCACAACCATAACTGTCAACTACAGCACTTATCGCATCGCTATGGATGCCAATGTCAGGATCATTGTGGTCTCTAAGACCCTCATAAAGGCCAGGGAGTTCGTCTATGCGATCAAGCAAAGACTAAACCATCCCAGGTGGAGCAAGCTACAAGCCCTCTACGCACCCCCAGGGGGATGGAAACAAGACGCTGACACCTGGCGGGTAGACACGGTTTACCTGGGCAACGAAGCCAGGGACTCTTCTGAGAAAGATCCGACCCTACAAGCCCTGGGTATGGGTGGGCAGATCTACGGTGCTAGGGCTGATCTTATCATCCTAGATGACGTTGTAACCACAGCCAATGCCCATGAGTGGGAGAAGCAGATCGATTGGCTTCAAAAGGAAGTCATTACCCGTCTTGGTAAGAACGGAAAGCTGCTCGTCGTTGGGACACGGATCGGTGCCAATGACCTTTACAGAGAATTGCGTAACCCCAAACACTGGTCTGGCGGGCGTAGCCCGTTTACCTATCTTGGTATGCCAGCAGTGCTTGAGTATGCTCCCGACCCTAAAGACTGGGTTACGCTTTGGTCGAGAGCTGATATACCCTGGGATGGCGACGAAGACACCCCGGATGCCGATGGGCTTTACCCAAAATGGGATGGGCCGGCTCTGTTTCGCCGTCGCTCAGAGGTCACCCCTACCACGTGGGCTATGGTGTACCAACAACAAGACATCAAAGAAGATTCAATCTTTTCGCCCATATGTGTTCAGGGTTCCGTTAACAGTCAGCGGCGGGTTGGTCTACTCCGTGACGATTATGAGGGCAACTTCTACACGATCATGGGGCTAGACCCCGCCATGACTGGACACACGGCTGCGGTCATGTATTCGGTGGATAGAAGAAACAAGAAACGTTACGTACTAGATGTAATTGACATGGCAGATCCCACACCAGGCAAGATCAACGATCTGATAAGGGCTTGGGTGGAGAAGTATCGTTTCCAGGAGCTTAGAATTGAGATCAACGCTTTCCAGAAGGCATTTGCTCTTGATGAGAATCTTAGGAGCTATCTTGCGGGCCAGGGCATCCAATTCAGGGAACACTTCACCGGTAAGAACAAATGGGACACATCCTTTGGTGTTGCTGGCATGGCTGCACTCTTCGGTACTGAAAGAGAGGGCAAACACCAAAAGGACAACCTGATAGAGCTACCTAGCTCTGACAGGAGCGAGGGTGTGAAAGCCCTGATAAATCAATTAATAACCTGGCATCCAGAGTCAAGAAAGAACCGCACTGACTGTGTGATGGCCCTGTGGTTTTGTGAACTGCGTGCTAAAGAACTGCTTAGCATGATGAATTTTTCTACTACCCATACATACAACAGGTACGCAACAAGACGCACTGTGAACCTGCAGGGGATCGTAAACCTAGATGATCTGGCTTACGAACTCCAAACCGAAAGGATTTTAATCTAGTGGCTTTGAACATTCGGCAGATCTCTGCTCGCGTGGAGTCTATGAAACGACGCTACGGCAACAGGGATGCCAGAATGGCGAACGTTCTAGCGGTTCGCCAGGGCAACATCGAACAAGTGTTTCCGGATTTCTTCCCAGAGACTTTGCCCTACCCGATGATTGCAAACTTTATCGATGTCGCAGCAAGAGACTTGGCGGAGGTATTAGCCCCTCTGCCTTCCTTTAATTGCTCGACTGCTAACTACAACTCAGAGCGTGCCAAGTTGGCAGCCGAAAAGCGCACCCAGATTGCAAACTTCTACGTACAACACTCCAGACTTACCACCCAGATGTACACAGGTGCCGATTGGTTTCTGACTTTCGGGTTTTTGCCAATGGTGGTGGAGGTGGACGAGGAAGCGCGTGTCCCGCGTATTCGCTTAGACAGCCCATTAGGGGCCTATCCCGAGTTTGACCGCTACAACCGCTTGGTCGCTTATGCTCGTAGATACCTAAAGACCCTAGCGGAGCTGATTGCAGAGTATCCCGAGTACGAATCACAGTTGATTGGGCCACTTGGCAGAGATGCAGTGGATCTTTACTCCCAGCTTGAGATGATTCGTTATGAGGACAAAGACCAGATTGTTCTTTACGTACCACAACGTAACAATCTAATCATCTCTCAGCTAGAAAACCCAATTGGTGAACCGATGGTGAGGGTAGCCAGACGCACCTCGATCGATGGTGACATGCGTGGTCAGTTCGATGATGTGGTCTGGGTGCAACTCGCACGGGCTAGATTCTCTTTACTTGCCCTAGAAGCAGCGGAAAAATCAGTGCAAGCACCGCTTGCGTTACCAAATGACGTACAAGAACTAGCCTTCGGGCCGGATGCGGTCATTCGTACCGCCAATCCGCAAGCCATTCGTCGTGTTGGACTAGAACTTCCTGGTGCTGCATTCCAAGAACAAGCCATCTTGCAACAGGAGATGCGCCTTGGCGCACGTTACCCAGAGGGCAGATCTGGTCAGATTGATGCATCCATCATCACCGGTCAGGGTGTGCAGGCCTTGCTTGGTGCATTCGACAGCCAGGTTAAGGCTGGTCAACAACTTTTGTCGCAGACGTTTGAAGATGTAATCAACCTTTGCTTTAAGGTAGATGAAAAGATCTTCCCAGGTTCTAAGACCGTTCGTGGTTTAGACGATGGCGCACCGTACATGCTTACCTACGATCCGGCTAAGGACATCAAGGGTGACTACACGGTGGAGGTTCGTTACGGATTGATGAGTGGGCTTGACCCAAGTCGTGCGTTGATCTTCTCGTTGCAGGCACTTGGTGCAGATCTTGTCTCGCGTGATTTCGTGATGCGCGAACTGCCTTGGTCTATGGATGTGTCGAAGGAGCAACAGCGAATCGACATACAGCGTATGCGAGACAACCTAAATCAAGCACTTGCCTCTGCTGCTGTGGCTATTCCACAGATGGTCACACAGGGTCAAGATCCCTCAAACATTATCGAAAAGATTTCCAACATAATCTCAGAACGCCGCAAGGGTGTAGCTATTGAGGAAGCCGCCATGAAGGTGTTCGAAGAAGAGCGTCGCGCTCGTGAAGAGGCCGAGGCGGCAGCAGCACAACAACCAGAACTTCCAGGTGGGCCTACTCCACCACAGTCCCCGATGGGACTTCCGCCGGGCTCACCTGGAGCCGCTTCACAACAAGCAGCCCCCTCATTGGATATATCACAAGTACTAGCCCAAATAGCGAGGTAACAAATCTTGAAAAAAGTTCAAGAGATAACACCCTCGCAGTATTTTAGAGAAGGCATCGAGTCCTACATACGTAACAAGATGTGCACTAGCTTCGCTGTAGT